ATTGAATATTATCATTATAAAATAAAACCCCAGTTCTATTTGAAGAATAAAAAGAAACCGAAGCTTCTGTTGGTAGTAATACGCACTCGCCTTTCATGTCTTCTTGATGATAGTCTAAATCTTTTGGTATAATAATTTTTTCATTCTGCATTTGATTTATACCTGACTTTAAATCTAAAACATAGTAATTAAGCCCAGAGCCGCTTGTATATAAAGTTATATTATCTGCCGTGTAGTTCTGTCTTACTATAGGTATTGTGCCTACGGCTATGCTAAAATCATAACTATTCAAACAACAATTTTGAAAATGAAAAACATTATAATTAGGGCTATTTGGATCTATGATATCACCTATAGATGTAGGATTAAATATATTTGCAGTTATAGTTCCTCTTGAATGTTCTACATCATTTTCATCTTTATTTGTAATTAAATAAAAATCTCTATTATTTAATAAAGGCTCATTTTGAGCAAGTCCAGAAAACATTTGTCCAATGTATCCAGAATTAAAATATCCAACATCAAAATTTAATCTATTTTCATTTGTGACACCATCTGGTATATATGAGAAATCAAAATTAATTTCTGGTTGTCCAACAATTCCTCTAAATATATATTTTTTACTGTTAAATCCACCAAGTTCAACTGTATTGCTATTTATAGCGTAATTAAAATCTTGTACTTTTTCTACTCTTTTTAAGATTCTATGACCATTTAAATAAAAATTATCACCGTTTTTATATTCGCCACTATATGGAGAAAAAAATAGTCCTTGTACATTATATATGACTCTATTCTTTGGCATTAACCTTAATCCTTAAATAGGATTACACGTTTATTATTTTAACTAAATGGGAAAGCTTTGAATGAACCGTTATTGTACAATGCGCTGACATTTCCAGAGGTTAAGGCTAAACCTTTCCAAAAGCCCATGTTCTTTATAACGAGAGGAGTATTATATTCGACAGAGTTAACTGTCGAATTAGAACTTCCATTTGGATTAGCTCCTATTCCAAAACCTTGGAAACTTGGATTATCATACATGCTGTTTGGAGTTGTATATTTTCCAGAGCCCTGTAAAACTCCATCAAAATATAAAAATACTGCTTTATTAAATGAATCATTAACACCAACTACTTGATGATAATGCTGGTCTAATATTTGATTTGATGTTTGGACTTTTGCCCATTGATATGATAAAAATGGTCTAACATGCGTAGAAAACCTAAATGATAAATGATTACCAGCTAGTGTGCCTGCGCTATTCGTATATTCAAAATGGAAACCTAATTTACCAAATGCACTACCTAAGACAAATTGACCACCATGTAATCCATTTACATTTAATCTCTTTGTTTCAAAACTTATACTCCAACTTTGATTTAGAGTAGATGGCTCTACTAAATTAGCGCTATAGTTTAATAAACAATTACCAAAAGTTCCTCTTGGAATAGAAGTCGTTTGAGGTATATTTGCCCCACCAGAAGAAAAAGAAGCTCCATAGTTGAAAAAATTATAGTCTCCTAAATTTGCATTACTTGTATTTGTGAAGCTCCACCATTGAGAAGGAGTTGGAATTACTACTTTTTGTCCGCCTTCTAATTCAGAAACAAGTCCAGCTGGTTTTACTGTATCCCAAGTCGCTAAGGTACTTCTTGCCCACGTATTGTCTTCTAAGCAGTAATAAACATAATTCTTATCAAAAGCAATATTTCCTTTTTTTCCAGCCGAAGTAGGTGCTGGCGGAGGAGTTACAATTAAAAGATCTCGATTTAAAGTATTATCTACAACAAGCCTATAACCAGAAACAATAAATTCATTCGTAGTATTATTAACAAGTAATTGTCTATTTGGGTCATTATAATAAATTGTATTTAATTCTGCCATATTATGATATTCCTGCTGTTGCGTTTACACTTACCCATCCAGTATAGCCATTAGTTTTTACTCCAAGTAAAGTTATTCCAACTGGAGAAGCTAAGTTTAAACTAGAGTCTGCATAGTCAAATCTTTGACCTTGATATCCTGTAAGGAATAAGGGCACCGAAGAATTTAAATTTTTAATAAATACTGCTTGCTTGTTTGTAATATCTGGTAAATATCCCGTATAACCTTCCCCGTCATCAGATAAAAATACAGTAAATGCATTTTGAATATTAAAATTTTGGTTTTTATAAAAATCATAGTCTACATAAAAATTATCATTTATAAAAGAATCACCTGTAATTCTTACATATCTAGTATCTAACTGACCAGATTGCGTTAACTGCGCGGTAAATATCTGTAAACCATTAAATGTACGCATATAGCTATATTACACAAAAAATTAACTTTTGCTATGATATAATAACGAAGCAAGATAATTTGTTATCTGGTGCGTAGATGCTATATCTTGAATTTCTGTAACCTGTGGGACATTTTTATCTATTGGATTATCAATATAATTACCGATAACCTCTACCCATTTGTCTGGCTGCTCATTTGCTATTATTATCTCTGTTATTTTTTCTGCCGAGTCTTTCTGTTGAGCGCTTAATTTCTTAACACCAAGTTTTTTCCTTAAAGACGATTTAACTTCTTCTTCTAAAGTTTGACTTGCTAAGATATTATCTTTAATTTTAATTACAGAAAATGTAGCATTAGATCCTATAGGTTTAACATTTTTTGTTGATTGAGGAGTTCCAGTACCTTGAGGTCTTCCAGCTTGCGCACCACCGCCAATAATTGGTTGATATAATCCTTCTTGTTTAAGATCTCTAAATTTTCTTTGAGAAGTTTCAGATTCTTGCTCGGTTGGAAGTCTTCCGCTCTCAATAGCTTGAAGACCTTCTGATGGAGTTAAGATTCCAAGTTCAACAAGTCTATTGTATATTCGTGAATATTGTACATCATCTTTTAAATTCATTTCTTCAAATACTGGAGTAGGAAAGTTTTTAAAACCAAGATTTTTACTCATCCTGCGTATCTCAGGAATTAAAAACTCATTAAGAAATACTTCGCGCGCTTGTTTTAGTCTTTCTACAAAAACTTGCACTTTTATGCTTTGGTTTGCAAACTTTTCGTTGCCAATTAGAATATTATTAAGACCAATCTGTATATCTCTATCAACCACTTCATACTTTTCTGGGCCAATAAGATTTCCAATCTCTGGAATTACAAACTGCGCTTTCGTAGTATAGTCGGCTATAAGAACTCTTCCAACGCTTTGATTTTCAAACAAAGCTTGCATGGCTTGTAAATTTTTTGGATTAATGCCCCCTTTATCTGGCTCTGTTCCAAGTGTTACAAGTAATATAGCTTGTTGCATTGTTCTTGTTATCGCCATGTCCATTTTTTTCATTTCTAATTTCCAATTAATATCATCTAAAACTGGAAAACCCATAGGCACAGAAAGAGGCTCATAATCTTGTTTCTTATAAAATACTGCTACCATTTTATTTTTCTCAAGTGGAACTAATATATAAGAATTACCTTTATTAGCAATTTTTTCTTTTACATCTTCTGGAAGACCATCGTAAACTTCTAAATCTTCATCAGTTTTTGGTGATCTTAGTCTTTCTAACTCATAGTCACTTAAAAGTTTATAGTATATATTAGAAGCATAATTAACTGTTCCTCCAGCGTAAACATCTGCTGGATTAATTACAGTATATCTAGCTGGTAATTTTATACTACCATCTTCTGCTAAAGATTTTAATTTGGAACCGAATGTTTGAGTGACTCTTAATACTTGCTCTGAACTCAATGCTGTATCAAATCTATATATAAAAACATTCCCACTTCTATAGTATTCTCTAAAGAACTGATCTTGAAAACTTGCAAGATTTATTTTTTTGAAATATGCTTCAAAGAACTCTTTTGATTTTTGACTTCCTCCAGTTAAATAGATAGGGCTACTGGAAAATTCTGTCATTAGGTCTATCGTATTTCTAAAAATTGCGACGTTATAGTAGGCCTTTTGGCATAAAACTACAGCATCTTTAACGTCTAATGTAGATAAGTTTTTTACATAATTTGAATACTTGAAAGGAATTAAACCTTTATCTATATTAGTAAATCTATCTGTTCTCTCTATTGTACCAGACACATTTCTTCTTGTGCCAGCTATCGCCTGCTTCATATCAGAGATTCTTGTCTTTTTTGAACTATTCATCTCGCTCCCATATACCATAAGTGGTGAATTATCTTGTAGATTTACAGAAGCTTTAGTTTCTTGCATTTTTTTATTCTTTTTACTCATAAAATCTTAAATATTACACTTATTTTATCATTATTGGTGTGAAAGTGGGAGATATCTCATCTTTTGGCGTGTTTATTATATCATAATAGCATTTTAAACCCCAATTTGCTAATAAAAGTGCAGAATAATTATCTTTTCTCGCTTTATTTGAAGAGGTACTTCGTTTAAGGTGTTGTGGTAAGTCGAATGACTGCGTACCCCTAGCTGTAGAAGAATGCTCTATTAATGTACATTGTTTCTTAGTTTGATATATAAAATCATCCTGATTTTCTATAAAGTCTAGGGTAGACCAGTCCTTTTTTTCTTCTGTTTGCATTAATTTTAAAGGTATATTTTGATTAAATGTTTCTTCAAAAAATGTGTCGTTTCCGCAGGTTTTACTTGCGAACCATATCTTTTTATAATCTATAGAAGCTTGTAAGTGTTCATTAGATTTTCTTATAAAACTGCTTGTAAAGACCTGATTAAATGCTATTTTTTTTGATTCTAGATTATATTGGTTTTTTACTCTACGAACTTCATTCTCATAGTCAATGCCTTCCAAATCTGAATTAAATTCAAAATTATTTATTTTTAAACTATTCTTTTTAAAAAGCTCTGATTCATTACAAGCTGATACGAATACGTCCGCCCCAGCATTATCTAAAATAATAAATACGATATTGAAATTAGTCATAATGTAGTATAAGTAATTAACGTGATTTTTTAAATTACCCAAACCTGCATATGTATGAACTAAAGTTCCAGTTTTTGTTTCTTCGTCAATCTCTATTATTGCCATAGCAAAATAATCTGCGTTTGGACTATCGCTCATATTGGGGTCAATGCCTAAAACATATTTTTTATTTGGCAATCCCTGCATAAGAGTATGCGGCGCTTGCCCATTAGGGATTGTGCATTCTTCCATTTTTTTTGCACTAAAATAACTATCACTACCATCTATAAATCTAGCGCAATACTCTCTCAAGAAACTGCTATGGCTTGCTCCACCAGCTTGCGCTTCTTCAATAATCGTCTTATCAATCATCTCTTCGGGCAAAGCTTCGTAACTTATTTGAGAAACGAAATATGTGGCTTCGTTTACATCTTTACTATAAATTTTTTCGCTCCATTCATTATATGTTTTATATAAATTCTCAAAAGTATAACTCGCAGAAGAAAGAGCTATCATTTTACTATTATTCTCAAATACCATTCTATCTTCTTCTTTTAGAAGCCCTTCTTTAATTAAAGAATCTTCTAATTCTCTAATTTCCATTCTTTCTTTCATATTCTGTGGGGCTACTAAGAATGGCATCAAAACGGTTTTTACGATATCTTCTGATAATAGTAAAAACTCGTCTAATACAAGAACATTAGCTCTAAAACCTCTAATCTTTTCTCCGCTCAATGGAATTGCGACTATACTACCACCATTAATTTGCCATTCGTATTGGTCATTTCTTTTGCTTTTTGCGCCAAAAGCTTGTTTGAGTAATTCTCCACCTTTACTGTCAACAATCTTTTCTAAATTATTAAATATAAATCTAGCAGTTCTAAATGTTGGTCCAGCAATTAATATTTTTGTATTAGGCTCAAAAATACATTGAAGGAAACAGAAAATTGAAGCCATAAAAGATTTTCCGCATCCTCGACCAAACACGCACATATTAAAATTTCTATTAAGAAGAGCTTTTAAATGAATTTCTTGATATGGTGCAAGTTTTATTCCACTAATTAATTCTGTTGTAAAACCTAAATTATTTCTTAAAAATTTTGCTAATGTTATTTTTGCTTGTTTATCTGTAAGATTTCCTTTTAGAAGAGAAAGTTCTTCGTTAAGGTTTGTATAAGTTTTTTTATATTTTTCTGGTGAATAAATCATAAAATTTTTAGGTCATATGCTAGTTGCAAATCTAATTTCTTATAACTTTCTTTTGAGGCAAAAATTATTTCTATAACTCTGACCATCTCTTTTCTGCCGTCTACAAATAAAAATTGAAGATTATCATAATTTTGTAACATTTCTCTTACATTATGGAATATATATTCTGGAGTAGCTTTTATTTTTTTACTAATGTGAGGTAGATATTGAAAGCTAAGTGCGTTTGATAAAGTGTCCTCTACCACTACTATTATATAAGAATTATCTTTTTTTGCTTTATTAATTTCATTATTAAAACGTTCATAATTTTTAACACTTAACGTGCTTATGAAATCGCTTAAACTTTTTCGTTCTATAAAACAGTTTGGGTTATTTTTGCATGTATAATCACCAAATGGTAAAGTTTTAATTTCAAATGGTATATTAAATTTTAACCAGCTTTGTTCACGCGTATCAACATATATAATATCTTTTTGAGATAATTTGCTGTTAAAATTATTTATAATTAAATCTGGATTTACAAATTTGTTTTCTAGTCCTATGGTTGAGCATAAATCATAATAGTCATTAAATATTTTATTATAAAATACTACTGAGGGCGCCATAATGGTTCTTAATTCAACTTGAGAAGGAGAGTATATAAGATTTTTACTATCTTTTCTTTTTATTAATATTTGCTTACAATATTCTTGCGCTTTATCTATTGTCTGCGCTTTGAGCCATTTTTTCATATTATTTTTATCATTAAAATCGCTATTTAAATATTGCTCTTTTGTTTTAAAATTAATTAATTCGTCCGTTAATAAGTCCCTACGCTCATAATATTTTTGATAATATTTTACTTTATTTAAGCCATAGCCCTTAAGAGCAAGATGAAGACTCTTTTCATCTTTGAACTCTTTTCCATCTACTTTACATATAACACTCATCCATTTAAAATATCTTCTTCAGATATACCCAAAATTTTAGCCTTTAACTCGTCCATTGAAGCCAGTCTTTCTATTTCTTTTTTAACAACCGACTTCCTTAATTCTGCCATCTTTAACAACTTCTGCCTAGATTCTTCTTCTTTCCACATTTCTACTAAATTTAAAATACTTGCATTTTCTTTAACCTGCTTACTTAGCCTTTCGCTTCTCTTTACTTTTAAATCTTGCAGAAGCCTTTGCTGTCTATTAACGCAGTCATTATATTCTTTTCTTGCTGTATTACTTGCTTCTACAAGAGCCATTGGTATTTTTCCGTCTTCTTGAATTGCCATATCAATTTGAGTTTGTAGAACATTAATTGTTTGTTGTATATTAGAAGATATAACTACTTCAGTAGAGAGAACTATATACTGGTCTACTTCTTCTTGTGTTAAATCACTTTTATCATAAGTATATCTAACAAAACTACTTTCAAAAAGTTCACGATCTTTTTCATCATCATAAAGATTAATTTGATGGCAAAATCTAAAAGTATTCATGTATCCAATTAAAGATGTAACATCCTTTTTTTGTTTTGGAGTAATTTTCTCTTTATCTATACCATCTAATATGTATCTATTTATTTTTGCAATCGTTCTTTCTTCGCTCTTCGGTGGTTTATAATCTTCTGTTGCTATGTTTTCAGTATTATTGATCTGGAATTTCACATTACTAGGTATAGCTTTCATATGCTCTAGTATGCTTCTTGTTTCTTGAGATAAATTTGTTAAAGATTCATTTTTAAATAATACTTTAGCTATTTCTAAGCCAGTCATTGTAGCACAATTATTTGCTATATATTCTTTCTGCTCTGCATCAAGCTCTATTAATCCCTTTGGTGTATATTCATGGCTTTTCTTCGGTTTAATTTGTCTAGAAGCTAAAAAGTTCTTAACCGCTTTTCCCTCCTTGCTTCTTCCATCTAAATCATCTCTGCCAAAAGCGATCTTAACTAATTCATTTAATGAAGGCGGATTTTCTGGACGATTATTCCATTCGTTCAGTAGCTTTAACTGTTGCTCTTCTGTTAGAGTTGGAAGATTTTCGTTCATATTTACTCAATATCTATATCTCCACTATATAAATATTTTCTTACTTTAATCATGATTGCTTTTTTTAAATTTTTTATCTGTTTGTATCCTATCTTTCTGTTTTTCTCATTGGTTTTATAACCCATCATTTTTGCTGTGTCTTCCTCTGATTTGTGTTCTATAAAATGCAAACTATAAAATTTCCATTCAATAGGTTTCAATGTTTGCTGCATTTTTTTATGTATATTTGTCGCTGTCTTTTCTATATTGATTGAGTCATGAATTATGTTATGGACTTCTTGGCTATGATTTTCAAGTGTTACTGGCAACTTGATATCGTATGCTGATTTTTTGCTTTTTTCCCATTTTGCGTACAATGGGCATTTATTGCATTGGACACCATAAATATTACATCCATCATCATGCTCTGCTGCTGCACATTTTAAACATGGTCTAGAATAATTTCCGTATGTGTTTCTAATTAAATTTTTAATTTGATTACTTGCTATTCTATTTATCCATGGAGCCAATGGCTGTTTGGGATTATACATGTCCCATTTTTTATAAATATGAATTCTTAAGATCTGCGCGACATCATTAAAATCCATCCAGGCTAATGCCGTAAGATTCCATTTATTTTTTCTTTTGCTTATCTCTCTATTAATTTCTTCTATTTTACTTTCAAAAGTTATTTTTTCTGGCTTCATTTACCTTTTTTGTTTTTTCTTATTGAGCCAGCTTCTTTGGCAAATTCTTCTAGGATTTTCTTTTTTGACATCTTAATGTTTGGATTATCTACATTTGATAATTGAATTGACTCAACATCTTTTGATGTACCTAAAATAGAACCAAGCTTTACTGGTTTATTTTGAGGCACTTGAAGATCTACGTCTAAGTCTGATATATCTGGAACATAATTTATTTCTTCCGAATCAGAGTCTTCGTCTTCGTACTGATCTTCTTCTAAATTTTGTTTTGCTATAATTTGTTTTGATTGAGCCTTTGATGCAGATGTATTATTTGTATCAAATGATTTTCCACAGCTCGAACAGAATAATGGGAGTTTTAATGAATAATCTGTTGGTGAGCCGCAAGTAGTACAATATTTTTTCATTTAATATTATTATATACTAAATGCTGAATTTAATCTAATTTTAAATTAGAATAGATTATATTATTTTTTTGTTGATTCAGAAATAATTGAAGCAGGTTCTTGAGGCTTATTTTTAGCCTTTTCGTGAAGCTTTTTAATAAAATTTTGACAGACCTCATTTTCTGCCATATCAATTTCCATCGCTTTAGCTTTTTGTTTTTTGCCTTTTCTAAATTTAGTTAAG